ACCTGCCAAAGAACCAAGTCCTGAAGCAAGTTGTTGTTGAGCTTGTTGTTGTCTACCAAATTCGCCCATGGCTGTTTGTTGTGCTTGTTGAAAGCCTTGGCTTCTAAGTCCGCCCAAAGCCTCTCCCAAGCCTCTACCGAGAGCTTCAGTGCGTTCTTCTGCACCTAATCTAGCTCTTGATCCAAAGGCTGATTCACCGCCTCTAGCGATGTCAGAAGCTCTAGCTGATATGTCAGCCATGGCTCCTCTTTCAAGTATGTCTTTGCGTACTTGATCAATAACTTCTTCTTGATATGGGTCCATAAATTGTTGATATGAACTAGGATCGTACTCAGCACCTGCGTATTCACGCAATGCTCTTTCTGACTCACCTAAACCACCGAATAAACTTTCAATACCTGTACCAAATGCTTGTTCAGCCTTTTGTATGTAAGGGTCTTGAACGCCAATTTTTTCTCTTGATAAGCCAATAGCCGCTAATTGTTCAGGAGATAGTCCTGCAATCTTTTGCGGTACGACAACAGGTCTGCCCTGTTCATCATAAAATGTGCGTTCAGCAGCCCTAAATGCTTGTTGCATAAAGCCGGGTGAATAGCTAGAAGTACCCGGTATGCCTGAACCAAAGAATAATTCTCTAGTGGTTGGGTCTAGCGTTCTAAACTGTTGTTGTATATCTGTTGCGATAGGCTGTTGCGAGCCATCGCTTCCGCTAGCGTAGGCTTGTTGTTGCTGACTGGGCAAGTTTCTAAAAGCTTCGACCTGTCTTGGGTCAAGCGTTTGAATGAATTCTTCTGTGGTCATTATGCTACCTTACTAAAGTGTTCCATTAGTTTATACATAACTCTAGTGCCTGACTCTCTTGTTGGCTCTCCGTTTGGAGTTAAAGTTAGTATGCCATTGTTATTGTTAACATCAAAAGAACCTGCTCCTCTTACAGCTTTGGCAGTCATTACAAACTCACCGTCTGAAAGCATTGCAGGAATATCGTCTGATGTCTCAGTGCCTGCTCCATTGATCTGTCCATCTCTTACAGGAAACTCTTCTACATTGATAGCAACACCCATGTCGCCACCTTCTGCCATGGCAACAGTGCCACCTTGGTTAAAGTATTGAACTCCGCCACCGAAATTGTATCTTGGCATACCGCCCATATTAAGGTTCATAATGCCACCTCCTGCCATCATTCTTTTTTCAGGTGGTTGATATACCATGCCTTCTGTAACAGTAGGTCTGCCACCGCTTAGTGCAGGCATGCCTTCAGGAGTTAAACCAAACTCTACACGAGATGGCATTTCTGCTCCTGTTCTACGGGCTATCTCTGCTTCTATGTTATATCTACCTAGTGGGTCCATTTGTGTGAGCGGAGTTAAAGGTACACCTTTTTGATCTTTGGCTTCTTCATAAGCCAACTTACCAATTAAGCCTGCAAGTCCTGCAATACCTAATTTGCCCATCATGCCAAGACCGCCACTTGAGGGGTCAGTGCTAATAATTTTTCCATCTTTGTCAACCTGTACACCAGTCCCATAAGCATCTTCTAATCCGCTTCTTCCACCAAGCCCTATTCTGTCACCAATAGCCTTAATGAAAGGGTTTGTTCCACTACCTTGTAATTTTTTTATTTCTTCATCTGATACAGGCATGCCTGTTTTGGTGTTTATATATCCTTGGTTAACTGGGTCATATTGTATTTCTTCAGGCAAAGGTTGTTCACCACCACCAAGCAAACCAAAATAACCACCTACCTGATCATCTCTATAGGTTTTAGCAATGTTCTTGCCGTATTGAAGTGGGTTAAACTCCATGACTCCTGCCGCATTCTTTACTGAGCCTATGTTTTTCAAAGAATCCATAAATCCTGCATCAGCACCAAAGTTTGCTTTGCCAAGATTGCTTATAGCACCATCTTTGCCAAACACCTTTTGAGAGCCACCTGCCATAACAGTCATGAGATCACCAATGCCACCCTCACCCTTAGCTATGTTATAGACAGACTCAGCCTTGTTGTATATGATTGCGGGTGCTTGCCAAGGACCGGGTACCACTGCGGCTATCTTAGACACTGGTTTTAAAACTTTTCTTCTTAATTTTTGAAAAGCAGAGCCAATACCAAATTCTTGTAGACCAGTTTCAGGATTTATTGAAGCTATACCACTAATTTGTCCTGTGGTATCTACAATTCTTGAATCAGGGTCTATGCCCATTTGCATCATGGTTTCATCTAAACTTTGAGCCGCTTGTGGGTTTGCTTCTAAAACCTCAGCAGGAATAACCGCTTCCCCCTCAGATAAATGACCCAAAGTGGTGTCATTCATTCTGCCTGTTTCAACACCAAGTTTAAGCAAGGGGTTGCCTGATTCGTCTACTTTTTGTTTGACCGCAAATTTTAATAATTCAGCAATACCTTCATCACCCTCACCGCTAACTGGCATCATTCTGTCTTGTAAAATTTCTTCTTGAATTTCTTTGGGTGCGACTTCTTTTACAGTTTGCACAAATGCGTCTACATCCATGCCTGTACCCATTTCGTTGAGTATTTCTTGTTGAGCTTGCATAGACTCAGGTGAGTTCTGCGGATATGTCATTATGGTTCTAACTTGTTGTTCAAAACCAAGATCAACTAATGGTTGCATCACACTTGTGTCTACATTTGACATCATTGGGTCTTGTACACCACTTAATAAAGCTTTGTTAATCCTAACCGTATCGTTGTCAGACATAACGCCTGAGCCTATTGGCTCATCAGTATAAAAGCCTGTATTAGCAGAGCCAAATCTTGCTGCCATGGGGTCTTTTTGCCTTGCCATCATGACCTCTTGTTCGGTCATTCTCCGAGCAAGGGGATTTATATCTTGTGTGAGGTTTTGTATTCTTTCTTCTAATGTTGCCATATTAACTCGTTGTAACTGTTACGGAGCCTACTGCCCCTGTTCCACTCACGCCACTCAAATATGTTTGGTGACTATATAAATCACGAAAAGCATTCCCGTCATACGCTTGGTGAATCTCTAGTGTCGTATTAAACACTATATCACCCGCTATAAAGTTCAGTTCACCTAATTCGGATTGGTTGAACTGCGGGGTTCGATTTGGGTCGAACTGTCCTAAGTTTAACTCAAGTATCCTGACTAATCTATTAAAAACATCAGGTGTTACTTCGTCTAAAGCCTGCGGTAACCTTGTCGGTAATAGCTTTGCCATTATCTTGTACCATCAGGCTGTATATACATTCTAGTATATCCTAGTCTCCATTGCACTCCTAGTCTGTTTCCTGTGTCTGCATCATCATCGCTTTGCAGTCTTAACACAGCCTGTCTTGCTCTAGTTCGCACATTTAATTCATTGGTATTGTTAGAAACATCTTTGGTCACTTTGGTTGATAAACTTTGTGCAGGGAAGTTTCTTGTTTTAATTTGCATATTAATTAAAGGTCCGCCACTAGATGTATTGGTACCATAAAATTTAATATCAGGAATGATTTTGCTAATAAAGGCAAAGTCGTTGCCTTCTTGCAAATCAAAGTCAGAGCTTTCGATAAAGACATTATCCATTGGAGAGCCATCTGCATCTTCTCCTGTTTCTTGGTTATACAGATAACCATTTTCAGTGGCTAGAGGTGCAACAAATACATCTTCATCAAGCCAAGCGGTTCTAACTAGCTCGCCTATGCTCCATGTATTTTCTAAATAGTTATATATAAGGTAGCGTGATATCTCGTCTGTGTTATCTTGAGTTGATGGATAAAACCACCAAATCTCGTTGTATTGTTTGTTAGATAACGCAAAACATTTGTACAGTTGTGACAAGTTTAAATTTTCTTGTACATAACTTAAAACAGTGCATTCTAATCTTTGCACGCTACCGTTGTAACGATAGAAACCATCTTCAGCCATCCAATAAACGCCATTTGGTGCATTGATACAGGCATTAGGTGCGATCATGCCAACACCTTGGTTTATTAAATTAACAGCAAATGTTAATGGCGGTCCCACAAACTGTATTGAATATAAAGCTGAGTCAGTCCATACAAGGGTTTCTTGCCTTGATCTTATGCCACCAATGATTTCACTACCAACTGAAAGTCTAACCGATCCTGCTGTGTTTGTTGTTTGTGGCTCCCACTCGGTGATGCTTTCTTGGTCTGAAAAAGCCACTAGCATTGGATCAATGGCTCCTGTTCTAGCTGTACCTGTGTCATTAATTGGATCGGCACCCAAAACAAACACATGTCTATCTGTTTCGGAAACAATGGTTTGTAAGCCTACGGTAGGAGCTAAATTTGCTCCTGATAAAGATGTAATATTAACGGCTCTTACAGATGTGCCACCTGATTGATCCCAGTAAAATACAGGACCTCCTCTTGGGTGCAATATTAAGTCTTCGCCAAAATTATCTGAAGACCATAGCCTTAATTGGTTTGCAAAACCCAAAGAAGCCGCCTCTCCAAAACCTGCTTCACCCCAACTATTTACACCCCAACCAGTTGATGATACATAATTGTCTAGCCCAGTGTTAATTTGATAGGCTCCCACCACACTGCTACCTCCGTTACCTGTATCACTTGAGTTTGCTAAAACAGGATCGCCACTTGTATCTTTGGCTTCAATTAAATAAGAGTTAGCATCGACAATGTTTGTTATTTGATATTCTTGGTTGAGTACAGTAGCAGTAATGTTGCCACCAAGACTAACTGCTCCTGAAAAAGTAACAAAGTCATTTTGCACCGCACCGTGTGCTGTATCACTTACGGTGATAGTAGCATCACCATCGGTAGCAGAAAATGTTACATCGCCTGCACTTGTTGTTAATCTGATTGGGGTAATATCATAAAAGCTTGAGCCTTCCTGTACATAAGCTTTTAAATTGGTGCCTAGAAATAAGTATTTAGTGCCTGCTATAGAAATCCATGCAAATAAATTTCTGCATGTGCCTAAGAAAGATGAGGTTGTATTTTTTGCCCAACCGCCTATTTTTTCAGCAAAACCTTTTCTGAAACGAACAAGCGAAGAATCGAACCAACCACCTGCGTTTGTGTAATCGGTTCCTTCTCTATCTATTCCTGCTTTAAACTGAAACTTTGCGTATGGCATGTTTCATTGCTATTAAGCGATTCTAATAATAGCTGTACCTGAAGCTGCCGCAGGGAATACAATTGTAAAGTCACCTGCTGTAGAGGTCTTATCTCCACCAAAGTCTATGGTAGCCACCGATGCATTTGTTGCTGAAGAATTGTAAATCATACAACCTCTTGCTGTAATTGTAGCTGTACCAAAAGTTAAATCAGCAAAATCTGTAAAAGCTGTAGTGCCTGAAGATGTTGGATTTACATTGGTTAAGTCAGCACCACCTGATGTGTAATTAGTTCCTGAAGCTTGACCAGTAGTAGTAAAAGCTGTGGTTGTAGCTCCTAAAGTTGCTGATGAAGTATACAGTGCCAATTTAAAGGTGTTGCCTCCACTAGCTTTAAAATTATGCACTCCTTCGAGTAGCTGTTGTTTAAAACTTGTTGTAAGTGTTGATGTAATTGCCATAATTATAGTTTCCTAATTAAATCAGCAGACTCCTTTTGACCTGCTTTTTCTAATTTGTTATTAATGGTAATCCTATCAGATTTTATAGCATTTTGCATATATTGTTCTATGACTTTTTCAATATTGTTTTTAAATTGATTTACTTGTTTTTTTACGTCATCAGGAGCATCTTCACTTACGGCAACTATTCTTTCTACACACCTTTTAGCCCAAAAATCTACAGGATGCCCACCTTCTGTGGTTGTGTGTACTTCAATCATTCCTAAATTAGTTAAAGTTGTATCTTCAATCATTTACCACTCCTTTGGCTCTACAGGATTTGTTTTATCATCATGCCTACCAATCAATT